TGCGCTTGGCGATGCCGTCGTAAAGGGCCGTGTAAGGCGCGTCAGGACAAAAGCCAGCCAATGCCAGCTTCTGCCCCTCGATCCATACGCGGAGTCCTCGAGCGCGCTCCTTGCAATGCGTGTAGGTGGTCTGATTCATGCCGCACCCCGCTTTTGCTCGAGTGCTTCATACCATTCGTAAACGACCATCTCGCCCACGATGTAGGTGTACATGTTCACCACTGCCTCCGGGCTAGAAAGGTCGGTGAACACTTCTCCGAAATTGCCTTGCTCGTAGTCCTTGATGATTTCGATGACTTGGAAAGCTCGATCACCCAACCATTGCTCGGCCCGGTAGGTGCCGATGATGTAGTAATCCTGATTGAACGCCTCGTGATGCAGTTCTGATGGCTCTAGGCTCGAGCGCTCGCCGTCTAGCCATTGCTGCCAAGGCCGGGTTTCTGCCAGATAGTCTTGGAAGTGTTCCGCTATCTCGTCTTGCTTGTAGTAATTCATGCCGCACCCCCAAGCCACTCGCGGTGAATCTCGCGGAGTTGTCGGCAGCGCTTGTCGAATCGCTTGCCACCTGCGGTGATCTCGCGATCATCGGCCCAGTGGTCTTCTCGGTAGTCGATCTGTGCGCGGTTATCGAGGTCGGCGATAAACATTTGCAAAACATCTTTCTCGACCAGCGTGTTTTTCGTAATGCTTCTGAAGTTCTCCAGAAATTTTAGGTATCGATCCTGCAAATCTTGCGGGTCGATATTGCCGACGCATTCCTGAAAGTTGGATATCTCCGAGTAGCAGTAGCGGGTGTGTCTCCAGACCAATCCGAAGGGCACCGCTTTGGGGTTGTTTGCTTGCATGGTTGAATCCTCTCGCTGTTGTTTGATACCTATCCTTTTTTAGATAGGTTTAGCGAAGCTACCACAGCGTTTGGAAGGGTGTCAAGTACTGCGAATGAATTTATTAAATCGGAATTAAACACTTCCCCTGTAGAGTCTTATGGTTGACAATTAGCTCTGGGCCGAAGTCCGTCTGTTAGTTTTATTGGCAGATTAGGACTGATCCCAAAAACGTTTGATTAGGAATTGAATCCTCCTAAACCTTGGCCTCGCTTCTGCGGGGCTTTTTTTTGCTTATTCGAGGTCTGAGAAATGCGATATTTGACAGCCGCGCTTGCCGCTGTGATGTGTTCGGCAGCGCTTGCAAAAACGACGATTTATTACGACGACGGCACCACCTACACGCTCCTCAACGGGGAGCAGGTTTTCGTGTCGCCTAACAAGCTGTATGTGAAATCAGAATTCCTAGACAGCGGGCAGATACTGCTTGCGCCCAGATACCCCAACCGGAAGCGGGATTATGTCGAGACTACCGACCCAGCTGACGGCCTTACTCCCGGCGGCCCTGAGTGGTGCGCTGTTTACGAGCCGTATCAAAATGGATTCACGTTTAGCGATGCGCTCTGGAAAAAGAATTGCGATGGCGGCTAAGGGATGAGTGAGGGCCGGGTAAAGGGGCTGCTTCAAAAGCACAACCTGCAAGGCGTAAACAAGCCTAAGCGCACTCCCGGTCACGACTCGAAAAGCCACATCGTCCTAGCCAAGGAAGGCTCCCAGACGAAGCTAATACGGTTTGGGCAGCAGGGGGTCAGCGGTGCAGGCAAAAGCCCTCAGAGCGCCGCAGAGAAGGCCAGAAGGCGCAGTTTCAAGGCACGTCACAGCAAGAACATTGCAAAGGGCAAGATGAGCGCTGCTTACTGGGCTAACAAGGTGAAGTGGTGAGCGATCGCATCGAAGAATTAATGCTGTCAGCCGCGGCGGTTGTCGCCGTACTGATGGGGATCACGGTTGTTGTCATACTGGGCACGGCCTTACTGCTTACGAGGTTTTTCCACTGATGGCTGGATTGATGAACAAGCCGGGGTTGTACGCCAACATTCACGCGAAGCGTAAGCGTATCGAGCGCCAGAAGGCGGCAGGCAAGACCCCCGAGAAAATGCGAAAGCCCGGGAGCGAAGGCGCTCCGACTGCCAAAGCATTTAAAGACTCAGAAAAGACAGCTAAATCATAGACTTACACTAACAAGTGCCTGGGCAAAATAGCGGGTCTAGCCAAGCTCCCGAGCTACTGGATCGGCTCAAACAATTTGAGGGATACCGGCAATTTGCCTACCGCTGCTCGCTTGGTCACCTGACGATTGGATTCGGCACGATGATCGAGGAAGGTGGGCACGGTGTCCCCGAGTACATTGCCGAGCTACTGCTTCGTGACTACCTGCAAACGATCGATACCCGGCTGCGGGTTCACGCATGGTTCACCGGGCTGGATGAGGCCCGACAGCAGTGCATCCTTGAGATGGCGTACCAGATGGGCGTTGAGGGTGTGCAGGGCTTCACCAAGATGATTGCCGCCTTACAGGTAGGCGATTACCCCCGGGCGGCAGTGGAAGCGCTCGATAGCCTGTGGGCTAAGCAGACTCCCGCAAGGGCGAGAGATGTGGCCCAGCGCCTCGAGGGTGGCGGGCTGTGAGTCGATACGAGCACCTCCGGCCATTTGCCGAGACTGACAGACAGCTTGAAATGCTGGATGTGCTCAAGCAGTGCGGCACAGTGGTGGCAGCAGCTGAGCAGTTGGGGATTGCTGAGAGAAACCTGCTCCGGGCTTTAGCTAGAATAAGGGCGTCAGCGGCTCGACAAGGCATAGCGCCCGAAGCTGACATGACGCACGGCACCGCCGAAGGGTTTGCGGTAAAGGGCACCTCAACGCTGTATGGCGAGGATGGTGACGTAAAGGCCCAGTGGGTCAAGACCCAGCAAAGCCAAGAAGACAGGCTGGCAAAGATTCAGGCGTCCATTGCTGAGGCGATGGAGGATTACAAGGGCGTATACAAGCCCCGGAAAACCCCGGTATCTGACAATGAAGACCTGTTGGCCTGCTATGTCATGGGTGACCCGCACATCGGCGCGTATGCTTGGGCACAGGAAGCCGGGGAAGATTTCGACGTAAAGATTGCTCGGGCTGACCTGCTGGCCGCTACATCGCGTCTGGTCAAGGTAGCGCCCAAGACTGAACACGCTTTGATCGCCAATCTGGGTGACTTCTTCCACGCAGACAACAGGCACAACACCACAACCCGCGGGACGCCGGTAGACGTTGACACTCGATGGCCGCAGGTACTGCAAGCCGGGTGTATGTTGATGGTCGATCTCATAACGCTGGCATTGACGAAACACCCAAGGGTGTCGGTGGTCAATTGCATTGGTAACCATGATGACCATTCGAGCGTAATGCTCAGTGCGTTCTTAGCGGCTTACTTTCACGCCGAAGAGCGGGTGACAGTGCTGCCGACGACAAACAAATTTAACTATATCGAGCATGGGAAAACGCTAATAGCTTTCACCCACGGCGATACGATCAAGCTCAATGCGCTGTCAGAAATCATGGCAACGGATCAGCCCCAGCGATGGGCCGATAGCGAGCACAGATACTGGTACACGGGCCACATTCACCACACTACCCGGCAGGAGCTTAGGGGATGCGTTGTGGAGAGCTTTAGGACACTAGCGGCGCGTGATGCGTGGCACACCAACAGCGGTTACCGCAGCGGCAGGGATATGTACTGCATCGTTCACGATAAGGCATATGGCGAGGTAGAGCGTCATCGGTGTGACATCCGCAGGGCCAGAGAAGAGTAGTGGGCGATCTTGTCGGTATCGAAGGCGGCAAGAAGGGCCAGAAAGTTACCGAGCTAGATTTAACGATCGTCGAGTGTGGCAATTGCGAGGGTGCCTTGTTCAGTTGGAAGGCTGACGAAAACAATAGCAAGCTGCATGTGATGAGCTGTGCGGTTTGCGGTTACCTGTTCCCGATTCTTGAATCTGCTGAGTCAGATGTATTCGGTGAGTTCTTCGATGATGAGTGAAGAGCTTGGATGCTGGTATTGCTCCGGCAGTTTGGAGTCTATTGCGGACGCTGAAACAGAGACTAGCCACGAGTTTGTGAAAACCGTATATGCCTGCAATGAATGCGGAGCACGGTACTTGGCTTGCTATGACCCCGTGCAGGACGATAAGTAATGGCAGTAGGTACGTTGCTAGGAAGAATCTTTGGCTCTGAGAAGGCCATAGGAGCGGCTGTAGAGGGTATATCCAATAGCTTGGATGCTTTGGTATACACCGACGAGGAGAAGGCCGGGGACGCTGCATTAGAGCGTCAGAAAGCACGGTCTATGGTCATCGAGTGGATGCGCTCCACTAGCGGCCAATCATTAGCGCGCAGGCTTATAGCTTGCTCAATTACGTTTATCTGGTTGCTTCAATATGTATTCGGCTGGGTGATGGTCACAGCGGCGGTATTCAGCGAGCCAGAAATCGCCGCCAGAATGAAAGAAGCCAGTGAAATCACCAAGGAACACGGAGACAGCATGACAGGAGCCGTAATGTTGATATTGAGCTTTTACTTTGCAGCGCCGCACCTAGACAAGGTGGTAGGCCCGGCAATGGAGCGTTTTGCTAATGGGGGCAAAAACAAGTGAAATTTTCTGTAGACCCCTCGATTAGCTGGGGGGATATCGTAATGACCGCCGGGCTAGTGTTTTCTGGGGTGATTGCATTTACGGCTGTCTCTGAAGGGGTGGCTCTGAATGCGGTAGCTATCAATGTTGTAGAGCGCGATGTCGCATCTTTGACAGTTGAGCACCACCAGCGATTACAGCAGGAGAGGGCAGATCGGGAGACTATGCGGCAAGAGATGCGCGAGGATCTGAAAGCGATCAGTAATAAATTAGACAGGCTTATCGAGGGAGGGCTTCGTGAGTAATTACAACACCACATACGGGGGTGCAATGCCATACTCCATGACCGCACCAAGAGCGCCAGCGGGTGCTTCTCAGGGCGCGGCAATGGCTGGCGGGCAAATGCTACCGGCGGCACTGACCCAGAAGGCACAGCAAACAATGGGCGTTCCCACGACCGCAGTAAAGGGCTTGCTGAAGCGCGCAAAACCCAAGGTGCCCCCAATGCCAATGCAGCGCCGCACTTTAAGCGACAAAGGCCCGGACTCAGGCTATGTCTAGGGATTACGATGACGATGACGATGATCGCTACGATGATGATAGCGAGCATGACGTGTCAGAGCCTCCCAAAAGGGGTAGGGGCCGTCCGAAGGGCAGCTTTAGTAAATCCTCAAAAGCACAGATCGAGCGCGTAACCGCAAACGGTGGGTTATCCCCACTCGAATACCTCGCCTCGATCTACCAAAACGGCGGGGAAGATATACGACATCGTATTGATGCCGCAAAAGCAGCCGCGCCTTATGTACACGCTAGGTTGGCGTCTACTGAAATCAAGGCGTCAGTGAAGGAGATATCACAAGAGGAATGGCTAGCCAACTTGAGCTAACCCGGCTGAAGCTAAAAGATGATTTCGAGTTTTATGCTCGAAACGTCTTAACAGTCCGGTCAAAGTCAGGCGAGATCAAGAACCTACTGCTGAACAAAGCCCAGCGTTACATTAACGATTGTATCGAGGAGCAGAAGCGCCAAACCGGGCAGGTGAGAGCGATCATC